AAAAGATATTGAAAGTAAAACTGGTCCTAAAAATGTTACAAATAATACATTGTTTGTGGGTTCAACTAAAGAATTACAACAATTTTTAAAGGTTGATAAGCGATGAATAGTGTAAATTATCTAGGAAATCCAAATCTTAAAAGAGCAAATGTTCCTGTCGATTTTGACAAAGAACAGATAGAACATTATCTTAAATGTGCAGATGATCCTATTTATTTTATAAAGAATTTTATGCAGATTGTTACAGTTGATGAGGGGTTGCAACCATTTGATTTATGGGATTTTCAAGAGGATATGATCAATAAGTTTAATGATAATCGTTTTGTTATTTGTAAAATGCCTAGACAGACAGGAAAATCGACTACTATACTTGCTTATCTTCTACATTACGTATTATTTAATCAAGATGTTAGAGTTGGCATTTTAGCAAATAAAGGAAGTACGGCAAGAGAATTATTGGGACGTTTGCAGTTAGCATATGAACATTTACCAGCATGGTTGCAACAAGGAATTGTTGAGTGGAATAAAGGTAATATTGAATTAGAAAATGGTTCAAAAATTCTTGCTAGTTCAACTTCATCGAGTGCAATTCGTGGTGGAACATTTAATATTATTATGTTAGATGAATTTGCATTTGTACCAGAACATATTGCTGAAGATTTCTTTCGTTCAGTCTATCCTACAATTTCATCTGGTAGTACAACGAAAGTTTTAATTGTTTCAACTCCGAATGGAATGAATCAATTTCATAAGATGTGGGTTGCGGCTTGTGAAGGTCAGAGTGATTATATTCCTATTGATGTACACTGGTCTAAAGTTCCTGGGCGTGATGAGGCATGGAAAGAACAGACTATACGAAATACATCAGAAGATCAGTTTAGAGTTGAGTTTGAGACTGATTTTTTAGGATCATCTAATACACTAATTTCTTCTACTCGCCTAAGACAATTGGCATGGAAAGAACCAATTGCACAAAAAGATGGATTAGCAACATGGGAACGACCTATTAAAGATCACGTTTATGTAATTTCTTGTGATGTGGCAAGAGGAGGAGGCAAAGATTATAGTGCATTTACAGTTATTGATGTTACAGAAATGCCGTATAAGTTAGTTTGTAGATACAGAAATAATGAAATAGCACCTTTGTTATATCCTAGTGTAATAGAACAAATTGGAAAACAATACAATGATGCATGGGTTATGGTAGAGGCAAATGATATTGGTGGACAAGTTGCTGATATTTTATATTATGATATAGAATATGAAAATATGATTTCTACTGCAATGAAAGGTAGATCAGGTCAAGTTGTTGGTGGTGGATTTGCAAAAAATACAATTTTTGGTGTGAGAACTACACCACAAGTAAAACGGATTGGTTGTAGAGTACTTAAAGCTTTAATTGAAGAAAAAAAATTATTGTTATTAGATTTTGATACGGTAGCAGAATTTACAACATTTTGCACTAAATCTAAAAGTTATGCAGCGTCTGAAGGACACCATGATGATTTAGTAATGACATTGGTTTTGTTTTCATGGTTAACTAATCAGACATATTTTAAAGATTTGCTTGATTCTGATTTGCGTACAAGAATGTATTCTGACCGTATGAAAGCATTAGAAGAAGATTTAACTCCTTTTGGAATTGTCAATACTGGTTTGGATAATGATGGTTTTGTAGACACTGATGGAGAACATTGGACATATGTTTGAAAAGCGGACTTTTTATAAATAAAAATACAAGATTTACGTGGGAACGTCCGTAGAATTTAACATTTAGTCCGAAACAAGGAGAACAGACATGGCAGTAACAACTTTAATTAGTCCAGGTGTAGAGGTCAAGGAAATTGACAAAACTGCATCTTTAGGGGCAGTTGCCCTTGGTGGAGGAGCGTTTGCTGGAGCTTTTCAATGGGGACCTGCAAATCAAATTGTCGTTATTAATAGTGAGGCAGATCTAGTAAAAACTTTTGGAAAACCTGATACAGGAAATACTGTCGCATCTAATAAATTTAATTGGTTAACCGCTGCTAGTTTTTTAGGATATACTAGTGGATTGCAAGTAGTGCGAACAATAGGAGCTAGTTCTCTTAATGCTAGAGCGTCGAATGGCGGAAATACAGAACCTGCAACTTGGTTTAATTTAGATGATTACGATTCAAACCCATATGCAGCTGCAGCTAATGAAGATGCACCTTTTATTGCGAGATATCCAGGAACATACGGAGATAGTATTAGAGTTTCAATTGCAGATACTGCTATATTTCCAACTTGGACTTGGAAAAATGCATTTCCCGGTAAACCTGGAAGTTCAGCAAATGCAACTAATGATGATTGTATTCATGTTATTGTATATGATGGAGATGGAAAAATTACAGGAGTTGCAAATACAGTTTTAGAAAAATTTACTAGTGTTTCAATTTTAGCAGATGCTAAAACTGATTTTGGAAATAGTAATTATATTAAAGATAGAATTAGAGATGAAGGTCAATGGATATTTTTTGGTGGTTTTGATATGCCTACTGATATGCTTATAGATGGCAGTGATGAAGCAACTATGCAAGGTTGGGAAACTGCCACTTCACTATCAGCTGCTATTACTGATCTAACTGATGCAGATATTGAATTTGTTTTTACAGGTGGAAATGATGGCACAGATTCAAATCTTGCAACTGCAAGAGGTACTGGCTATGATCTATTTGCTGATCCTGATACTACAGATGTTAGTTTTTTCGTCAGTGGATCTTCTGAAACTACTAGTAATGTTAATGCAAAACTAAATACAATTACTTCTGCACGAAAGGATGCGTTTGCTTTTATTTCACCTCCAGTTGGTTCATTAACGAGTGCATCTGCTACTTTAGCAACTAAAGCAACTGAAGTTGAAACTTGGGCAAATTCTGCTACTTTACCAAAAAGTTCTTATATTGTTGCTGATAGTGGTTACAAAAAAATGTATAATAAATACAACGATGAGTACGTTGCCGTTCCATTGAATGGTGATATTGCTGGAATTTCTGCATTGACAAGAATTAATCAAGATGCATGGTGGAGTCCAGCAGGATTTACTAGGGGACAAATCAGAAATGCAGCTAGTTTGTATTTTAATCCAGGTCAAGATGAACGAGATAAATTATATCCAGTAGGTGTAAATCCTGTCGTTTCTATGCCAGGTCGTGGCACCTTATTATATGGAGATAAAACAACGCAACTAGGAACTGGTGCTTTCACCAGAATTAATGTTAGAGGATTATTTATTGTATTAGAATCAACTATTTCTAATTTTGCAAAAAATCTATTATTTGAATTTAATGATGATTTTACTCGTTCACAGTTTAGAAGTTTAGTTGGTGGTTATTTAGAATCTGTACAAACTGGCAGAGGGATTACTGATTATCGAGTAATTTGCGACGAAACAAATAATACAGGTGATGTAGTTGATGCAAATGAATTTGTTGGTGACATTTTTATTAAACCGACACGTTCTATTAATTTTATACGTCTGAATTTTGTTGCTGTTAGAACTGCTGTATCGTTTTCAGAAGTAGGAGCATAAGGGGGATAAAAAATGGCTTTTAATGTATCGTCTTTCAAGACAGGAAATCCATTTGGTGGTGCCCGACCTAGTAACTTTATAGTTACGGTTAATCCACCAAGTTTAGGATTAGGACTCAAGGCTGGGATTGGAGAGAAGGCCTTTGCGTTTAGATGTAGAACTTCACAATTACCAGGAAGAACAATTTCTACTAGTGAAGTTCCTTATATGGGTAGAACAATTAAATTAAATGGTGCACCAACATATGAAGATATGGAAACTACAATTTATGAAGATGAAGATTTTTCTGTCCATGAATTGATAATCCGATGGATGGATAGGATAAATAGTTCTAAGAACAATCTTATGGATCCTAGGGCAGCTCTTATAGCAGTAAACGGTGGCTATTTTGGTCATATGAAAATTACAGTTACGAGTAAAACTGGTATTCCAATTAGACAAGTTGTTGTTGAAAATGCTTGGCCTACTGTACTAGGACCTGCTGAATTAGATTGGGCAAATAATGATGAAATTTTAAATTTTCCAGTTACGTGGGCATTATCAAATTGGACTTGGAGTGAAAACGTAATAGAATTAGGGAAAGGTTTAATTGATCCTAATATAGCAACAGTTACCGCTGCTGGAATTGTTGGTTCACAATTAGGTGGTGTTGAAAGATAGAATAGCACCAGGAGGAACAACTTAAACAAAATGGCACAAATATTCGGTTTTGAAATAACACGGAAAAAGAAAAAAGGTACTTCATTTGCTCCGCCTGAAAATGATGATGGTGCATTAGCACTAGCACCAGGCGGTGCATTTGGTGCATATTTGAATATGGATGGGACTATCAAAAATGAGATAGAACTCATAACAAAATATCGTGAATTAGCATTGCAGTCTGAGGTTGATGCAGCGATTGATGACATTGTTAATGAAGCAATTGTGATTTCGGATGAACGTGAATCTGTTGTTAATT